TACCTCTTAAAAGTCCTTTTGACAATAAAGAACCTGTGGCAACCGGAGCATTGTAAATACGAACATTCCAATTACCAGCTGGAAAACTCGAAGGTTTTGCCAGATTTAATTCTTGAGTAATTGACATGACAACAGAAGCACCGACTGAAGAGTCAGGTATTCCCTTAAAGTTGTCAACTTTATTATCATGCCAAGGATCGATAGCTAATTTAAGCCATTCAAACCCTGAATTGGAAAGATTTCCAGAATTTTTTGCTTCAGCAATAACTCTTCGAGCTTTTGCCATCATAGCTTCTGACGGTTTTTCCATACCGCTCGATTCGACGATTGGGTTGTTTGTGTTCATATTATAGTTTTTAAATCCTCCTCCAACCAAAGCATTACCAGGTTTTAAAAAAAAATCTAAATTAAAACATAAGCTTTCAGCTTTGGAACTTTGTTCAGTTCCTACACTGTTAAAACCTATAAAACACTGTCGACTCTCAAAACCAAGATGTAAACGTAAGTTTTCACCAATAGTTTCACCGCCAAATTCTTGTAATAACTCTTTATAATAAGTGGGTTGATCAGATTTGTAAATACGGTATTTGATATATTGTAAAATAATATCAAATAACCAAGGTTCCGTAACACTCAAGGATTGAAGAGCTAGTAGCTTCCAAAATTTTTGATCATCATCAAGTTTATGTAAACCTAATCTTGTTACAGAACTACAAATTTTACCAATTCTAGGATATCCTAAATATCTACCGGATTCTTCATGAAAAGCTGCAGAACTACCTAGGAACTCATGACGAGAGTCTAATCTACCATTGCTAATTTTAGTAACCAAAACACTGGAAGGCTTGATTACCATATTAAACTTAGAGTAAATATATATCTCATCATTCCTAAAATCATCTTCATTATCCCACCCAAAAAAAGAGAAGTTTATACCACCAATCTTATCATCTGAATAAATAGGAACATAGGCATTATCCAGTATTTCTTCTAAACTTGGATAATACTTATGTTTCTTAAAATAAGCATAAATCAGAAGATATAAAACTATCATCTGATGTAAGATTGAGTTATCAGTAGCAGTGTTATTAGCACCACTATTATTACCTGTTTGTCGCATAAAGACTGTACCGTCTGGACAGACACAGTAAGGGAATATAGAATGTAAAACTACGTGCCAAAATGTTTCATCTACTTCAGATACAAGACCTAGGTGTTTCCATCTAAGATAATATACCCAATATAGATAGGCCGATCTATCATAACCGGACGCATCACTCTGAACACAGTGGGAAAAGCTTGATATTTTTTGTAATACCGCATCAAAACCACCATATTGTTTTGTCATTCCATATTGTATCCACATATCAGAACTAGCTTCTTTTATATTTCGATTTTGCTGTTCAAAGAAAAGTTTACTTTTCAATATGAGCTCAATCGGAGTAGAAAAAGTTGTTCTCACCTTATTTCGATTCAAATCTTCGATAGGAAGAAATTCATCTTTTGTAGCTATTGAAGCTAAAGGAATATAGTCTGACCTATATTTCAAATCTTTAAAAATTTGAGACTCTAAGGCAGTCTTTTTATCTTTTATCTTCTTTAGTGTATAAGGTAAACCCGGAGAAGCTGACATCTTAATATCAACCTCAGAGGTATGTGGATTTGTACGTAGAACAGGTTCCATTAATATATCCATGAAATTTAATACAAGATCAAATATTGAATCATTACTCATATCAAAAGGTCCAACATCACACTTATCAATAGAAATCCAAGCATTTTTCTCTAATGCTCGAACTCTTTCATAAGTAGACTCCCTC